CTAGAAGACCAGATAAATACCAGCACCAGATACTAGGAGGATGGTTAGCTAAGGAAGAAGGAACAATTATAAGAAATTGGAAGGTTGGAGACTACATACAGACAGAAAAGACCATTTATGGGCAGGATTTTGGGTTCTCTGAAGACCCTACAACGCTTGTAAAGATATCTGTAGATGATTTTAACAATAGAGTCTATGTAAAGGAGATTTACGGTAAAACAGGACTTTCTACGTCAGATATAGCTAATATGAATAGAGCTGAGTGTGGCTTAGACTTGATAGTTTGTGATTCATCAGAACCTAGACTTATAAAAGAGCTGAAGAAGAAAGGATTAAACATACAACCTGCTGTAAAGAAGAGTGGTAGTATACTATCTGGTATAGCACTTATGCAGGACTATGAAATAATAGTAGACCCTAGAAGTAAAGGTGTTGTAAGAGAGTTTAATAACTATGTATGGCACGAGAAAGGTGTAAGACCAATCGATAAGTTTAATCACTTCTGTGATGCGATAAGATATGCCTTGATGAGGTTAGCTACAAGTAAGAACAAAGGCATCTATACAATAAGATAGATTGTTTGTTATTCATATTCGTCTAACTTTTCCATAATTGCATTATAGATAAATCCTATTACCACTATTATAAAGAATGTTTTTATCATATTACTTCTGTTAATAAAATTTCAACAGTATAATAATCTTTATAATAATCTTTATGGGTTTCTAAGGCAATAGAGTATGCGATAGCATCTCTTTCCTCCTCAAATACTCGAACACTACTTATATCAATTCCATCTATTCCTTTTTCCTTAAATACTAAATATACTTTCATAATTATTTGTTTAATATGGAGGGCTATGTTTAATATGAGGGGCTTCAATTAATTTTGTTGCTCCTTTCTTATTTTTATTCCGTCTTTGTTATGAAGGGGTAACTCACTATGTTTAATATAATGGGTAATTAAATTAATATTCTAAATTGATTAGTTCTTCTCTAATTTCGTGAAATGTACTATCCTCTCTAACTTCACAGTAAGAATTGAAATCTCTAAACATCATAGAGATATATTCTTTACCAAAAACAAATTCTAAATTGCTGTACTCTTTTAATAAAATTTCTGTTACCATTGTTATAATTATTTAAGTTTATGTTTAATATGATGGGGTATGTTTAATATGAACCCCTATGTTTAATATGATGGGGATGGGGCTGTAAATTTGTTGACTTTTGGCTAAAAAATAATTTAACTTTTTTTGTTTGGTTAATTGAAATATTTTTTGTAGCTGCGTGCGTGTACATTTCTTTAACTTTTATATTACAAAGCTATATTTTAGAAAATACCTTTAAAACGTTAAAAAAGCTATTTTTGTAAAGTTTTTTATTTTTTTTTGTTGTTTATTTAAAATAATTTTGTAATTTAGCCACGTAAACAAGTAATAACTTAAAAACCAAATAAAATGCAAACAATTAAACAAGTGTTAAAAAAAGCAAATCAAATATTAAAAGAGCTTGCAAAAGGTGCAAACTATGCTATTAACAATTAAAACTTTATATAATGAATATTGAAACAAAAACAGAAATTCAAGTATTAAACGAAAAATTTAGAATTTTGCACGGTGAATTATTAGAAAATAAACTTTATAATTTAGCCAATGAACTAAGCAAGGTATACCATGAAGCAAGAACTCAAAGTTATTTTGACGGTATAGAATTTATAAAAAAAATTAATAATTTATAAAAATTAAAAACATGAAAAGCAAATATTTATTTTTAGCCAGTAAACAAGCTGTCAATATTCCATTTAGTACTAGGTTAAACCAGTTTGTAAAACTATGGTTTAAAACTCATAAAAATACTTTTATTTTAACGGACGTTGATACCTTTAATAGTAACGATATTGAAGGGACTTTTGAAATGAATAAACAAATTTACAAAGAAACGGGAAAAATTTACGTTTGGAAAGGTGAAAGTAAAAATACAATTTTCGGCAAAGAAAAAATAAACCATTATTTTCGAGCATGGCATGACTATATCCATATCAATTACAATTTAGGTTATTCCATTACTGAAGAGTCTATAGTTTGTAATATACAAAGGGACATATTGCCAAAAGAATGGGTTTTTGAAAAAGAGCTTATAAATGCAGAAATAATAGGCCAAGCACATTATTTTTATATGAATAATGATTTCGTTAAAAATCAAAGGTTATTTACAGCTAATTATCTAAACAATAGTATCAACGCATTAAAAAAGCAATAACATGAAAAATACGTATAAAATTAATTTAACACTACTTTTAAAACTTAGTAAAACTAAAAAATGCTTCCTTTGTTTTAATACAAAAAATAATTTAATAACGGACTATATTTTTACCAATGATTTGACAAGATACCGTCTAAAATATGATACTTTTAAATTGGTGGAAATAATTAAACCAGGAATTGAAAAATTAACTATTCAATTATAAAGCTATGAACATAGAACAATTAAATTACTTAAGAGTAAACACAATAGAGTTAGTTAAAGATTATTCGCTCATTAATTGGCTAATTAAATTAGATAACAATTATTTAAAAGAAATTAGTAATAATATAGAACTAACAAGTATAAAAAATAGGGAACAATTTAACTTTATAAACTACCTTATAAACTCAAGATACTAACAATAATTTTACAATAAATTAAGCTACTTTTTTAAGTAGCTTTTTTTTATGCAATAATTTTGTAATGTATTGATAATTAAATATAGTAGTAATAGATAGGGTAAACAGCTCAAATTAAGCGATTTAAGACATCTTTATACCAAAATAATACAAATATACCGGGTATTTTTTATAATAGCTTAAAGGAAGCGTAATATGGGTTATAGTGGAAGTAAGATGCCCAATGTTTAGATTTCAACCAAATATCTTTTCAATAAAAACTGGATATTCGAATCTGAAAAAATAGAAAAAAGTAGTTTACTATAGGGCTAATTTTGGATTTTGTAAAGTGCTGATTTACAATACTTGTCAAAAAAAAGTTGTCGCTACTAAGCTTGGTAGTACCGACACTTTTTAATAATTAGTACAAATATATTTAACCTGTATGTAGCTTAGCTTAAACCACTCTCCTCTAACTCTTTGTTCTGAGTATTTTTTATGAAGTGTGTTTTCTATATCATAGTTCCAAGTTTTTACTATTTTTATCATAGGTTCTTCACTCTGTAATGTTTTTTCTCTGCGAGATGGATTAATGCTTTTACCAATTTTATACATACCATTCCTGCTGTTCTTCATTAAATAAGTCTTGGATTCTAATATTTTAGATTCATTAGGTTTTAAAGGGTGCTTATAGACTTTACCTATTGATTTCCTGTATCTTTGTATGCTTCTTTTTGATATATTTGTTATCTTAGATATTTTTGAGGTTGACATATTTTCGTTAATATCGAGAATCATAATAACCTTATCTTTATTAGAATAATTATTGCTTCTTGCAATGTCTTCAATATTGTTGTATTGTTCTTTTAATTTTGGATTAGGGGATATTTTTTCTATTATTTTTTTTAACCTAACTATTTCTGATTCAGCCTTAATTAATTTATTAAGCACTACTTCAAATTCTTTCATTTTCTATGTCTTTCTATTGTTCTTATAGTTACTCCTAGTATGTCTGATATATCTTTATTGTTTATATCTGGCTTTAGGTTTAGTATTTCTAATATCTTTTGTTTAGTCTTTATATTAGCTATTCTACTTATCTCTTGTATACGAATATCTATCTCTAGACTTCTTCTCATATCTTCCAGATACTTAGAGTGTCTATTGTTATATTCCTTATTCCACTTATAGATGTTTATGTGTATCCAAGACATAGGTTTGTTATAGTTATCAAAGTTAGATACATAGTGTCTACTCCATTGATTATCTAATCTAGACATCCATACAAACTCATAACCATCGTATATTACTTTATGGTTAGTTATGTCTTTTAGTTGTTTAAGGTGTTCTGTACTCCAACTAGTCTTATACATCTATAGTTATTGTTTCTGTGTCATTCTCCGAGTCTCTTATGAGTTTAAGAATGGAGTTGTATCCTTCTATCTCGGAGATATAATTGTTCTTTATGCATCCTATGATGTGCATTAATTTAAGTTTATACTTATCTGTCATTATAATAATTAAAATTTATTTTCGATTGTGTATATTTATTCGATAAATCTACCTTTAATTTCAAGTTCTTCTCTTTCTGCTTCCTTAATTTCCATCTTAATTCCAAGTTCTTCTGCGATTGCTTCGCTTTTGAATTTTTCGCAATCTCTAATTTCATCTTCATAGCGCTTAAATCTTTCTTTAAGTTCATTAATTTCTTGATTAACGTGTCTAATTTCACTAATTCGTTCATCTTCTTCGCTTTCTTCTTCTCTTTTAGAAATTGGTCTTGAACAGCTGGACGAGTCTCTAAGCTCCTTAATTCTATCTCTAAGCTCCTCAATTCTATTTGTCTCTTCCCAGTACTTTTTGTTTTCCAATTTAATTCCTTTTCGTTGCTTACGTACATACTCTCTACCTCTTTTAATTCTAATTCTGACTCCACTAAGGTTTTTTTCAATCTCATTAATTTCTCTGTAGATTCTTCTTTGCTCCTCTGTGTTAGTGTTTGGTGCGCTAATTGGGTAACAGACTCCTTTGTTGATATCGTATTCATAAACTGGAAATTTTAACTTATTAAACTTTTCTATATCTTTAGATGTTTTCTTGTTGGTGCAGAATATTTCTATACCAACCATCACATCTCCATTATTATCTAAATAAACCAAATCTATTATTTTATTTATTTCTTTTGCCCTGTACTCAACTATTGAGGAAGAGCCTAAAATAATATAATCTTGAATTTCATCGTCTATAGACACATTGTTTAAAGTAAGAGATTTAGACAACTCTATTTTCTTGTTGTAATGCTCTACTGACTCTGATGAACCAAAGAAGTTTCTTATAATGGATTCATCTATATTTGACTCTTTTCTCCAATAGCTCTTTACTACATTTCCTTTGCAATAAACTAAAGGAATAGTTAATCCCTCATCTAAATAATACTTTTCTTTTTTATTTGCACTATCAATATGCTTAATTTCATTAGCTACCCAAGCATACTTAAGATTATTTATTTTAAATTGCATCATTATAGACCTGTAGTTATGCCATTATCTATAACTTGTATGATATGTCTGAAGGTACTTCTTTCTTGTTCTCCTGTTACGTCTACTCCGTTAATAAAAAATCTGTAGTGGTCTTTCTTGTCTGTTGGTTTTAGTTCAAAGTTATTCATAATTATCTTTCTTCGTTAAAGGTTAAAAATTCTTCTATAATTTGTTCTGGACAAACTACACCGCTTGATTTCAGTTTAGATTTAAACATCATAGCGTCTATAGATGTGCAAAATTGAAAAAACTTTATTTGGTTTCTTCTGTTAAATATAAATTCATAATCATACTCCATCTGCTAATATTTTTGATTTATTATTTCGATTACACTTCAATTCGTATATTCTTTTATCTACCTGTTTCTTAAAGCAAAGCTGTGTCCAGAAATATGCACTATATTTAATAGACTCTTTAATCTCTTTATTTTTAACTTGCAAATAATAAGCAATAGCTCTTAATTCTTTTATGTCTTCTAAATTTCTAACATAATTGGAATCTATATTCAGAGCATTGTTGTAAAATACAGCGGTTGATAAATTGCTCTTTTCCCAATAATACTTTTGTCTTTTTAAGTGACTTTTACTGTTCATTTTCTTTTGGTATTAAGGTTTCTAATTGTTTTTCTAGTTCTTCTACTTTTCGGCTAAGTTTATTAGTGGCAACGTATATTGACGTTATAGCACTTTCTATAATCTTAAACCTCTCTTTAGTTGTGTGTTTCTTTTTTAAGCTCATAATTATTCTACTAATTTTAATACTATGCCATAAATTATCATAGCTAGTGTTGTTGAAAATGCTAGAAACATTATTAATCCTTCTAGTACGTTTGGTTTAGTTGATTTCTTCATCTTTATACTTGTTTTTTAATGATACATAGTGGTAGTCCGACTTACTTAGTTTTAAGTCTATTAAGTCTTGCATAACGTGTTCTCTTTTTACACACGCAGGTAGCTTATCTATTAACTGCTGTAGTTTCTGTATTAGCTTCTTTCTGTACATATCTTATAACTTATTGGTTAAATATCTTTCTAATCCTGCTAATGCCCTCCAAGCTACTTTAGTTAAGTGTAGTACTCCATCATCATCTACAGGATTAATTGTATGGTCTATTAAGTGTCTAGTTAGAGCATCATACTCGTCTGTTGACTTATTCATGTCCCAATGTAGAGGTTTATCTGGATGGTGCTGGTCATTACCTGCTTGACTACACTTAGCCACTTCTTTTAAAGCATTTGGAAAGTACTTTAACACGCCACTAAATACTGGTGTAGCTTTTCTTTCATCTGCTTTTAGTATAGCATCTGCTACTATTCTTGAGTCTGTACAGGAATATGAGGGGTCTACATAGTTGTATTGTCCGTCTTCTTGCATCTCTGCGTATTTTTCTCTTGTATTCATAATTAATCCTTTTGATATATTCTGGTTATTACTAATTGAATGATTCCAAAGTACAAAACTATGTCTTCTTCGTATATTTCCTCGTTTTCAAAGGGATAATGCCTTAATCCTAGCAACAATCCCTTAAAGAAGCCTATTTTTACTTCGTATCTTACTAAATTCATTGTTTAAATTGTTAATAATTAATATTAATTTGACTTTGATGTTAGCAAATATAGCTTTATTTTATTTATTTACCTAATAAAAAGACAAAAAACATAAAAAACGTTATAAGATTATGAGTAAAATAGAACTTGATATTAGTATTCCTAATGATTTAAGTGGTATAACTGTACAGCAGTACCAAGAATACGCTAAACTATGGGAAGACAACAAGGAGGCAGAAGACTACGAGTTTATTAACAAGAAAACTTTAGAAATATTCTGTGGATTGGACTTAAAGGACTCTTTTAAGATACCAATTAACACTTTTGACAACATATTGAGTCACATAAATGACTGTTTTAATGAAGATAAGCCATTTATAAACAGATTTAAGATGACTGATGCAGAAGGTATTACTGTAGAGTTTGGTTTTGAGCCATCTCTAGATAAAATATCATACGGAGCATTTAAAGATGCTGAAAATTATATGAGAGACGTAAAAGACTTGCATAGATTAATGGCAGTTCTTTACAGACCCGTAATAAAAGACATAAGCAACAAGTATCACTACAGAATAGCTGATTATGAGGGTAGTGATAAGTTCTCAGAAGTGATGAAAGATGCACCAGTTAATGTAGCATTAGGAATGCAGGTTTTTTTTTATCGTTTAGGGACAAAATTGTCGAAATATACAATGGACTCTTTAATGGAACAGGCGAAATTAACGACCAGCAAGGAAGGAAAGCAGCTTTTGGAAGAAAATGGGGAGATTATCAATCGTTTTTATGCCTCGCACAAGACGATGTACGAAGACTTGACGAAGTCTCAAAGCTTCCATTACACCAATGTATGATGTACTTGGAATATGTACAAGACAGAGCCAAATTAGAGGCTAGATTAGTAAAAGATATACAAAATAAGAATAGATAATGGCACAAAACCAAGTTTACAACGTATTAGACAGCTTAAAGGCACAATTATTACAGCATCCACAATGTAATACTGTTACTACAGGCAACTTATCTGATGTTGACCTAGCAAAAACAACTATATTTCCCTTAACACACTTAATTGTTGATACAACAACTCTAAGTTCTAGAACAATTACAATAACACTAAACGTTATTTGTATGGATATAGTCGATATAAGCAAAGAAAAAGCTACAGATAACTTCTATGGTAACGATAACTCTCAAGATGTCTTAAACACGCAGTTAAACGTCTTAAATTACCTGTTTATGCAGTTAAAGCGAGGAGATTTGTGGGAT